CTTGTTGCTTTGTTTATGAGTTGTTGGTATTGGTTTCTTGTTAAAAGGTTATTGTTAATGACATTAGAAATTATTATTATATTGAATACATATTTGTGACATATATATTGTTATTTGTACGTGTATCTATATACATAATATAGACGTCTATTTTGCATGCGACGCACTTTATTGCAAACAAAACATGACTGAACGCGGTGTAGTTAATCTACAGATGCGAGCCTTTGAGCTCGTAGAATGTGCGGAAAGGTTTCTCCCAAAATTGGAGGAGACAATGACGTCTCTGAAACCCATCAATCTCACATGTCTATTGTTAGACATTTTTATGGCTCGCACCATGAGACAATCAGCAATTGCTGTCACACGTCTCCTTGAGTTGTATGAGATCTTTTGGACCATACCAGCTATTTTGCTGGATGCTTTCAAGGTCTTCTTTGGCTTTCTAATAAAAACATCTGTCCGATGTTTTCACGACTTCCAATCATTTTTACATAGTTTTGTAAAGAGAGAAGATTCTGAGTACAGTGAAGAAGAATTCATGTCAAGAGTTAGTGAAAAGGATTTCGCTACTGCCATGAGCCATCAGGCAAATGATGAACCGGAACCACGCGGCGATTTCCTTAGTGATATCAGTCATAAGGAAAGGAAAATACATCCCCATAATAATATGGATGAATGGAAGTTTGACCCAATATATGTGGAACAATTGCGCAATCAGGAAAGATCTAGCGAGAATTATTTCTCCGCACTTTCAGCGAAACTAGGTGCCACGGTGACTACTGTTAAAGATTTAGCAGGTAATATCGCACCTACCGTGCGCGTGGCTGCCTACAATATAGCTGATGGATGTAGTAACATTCCAGGATACATTTCGAGGTTTACAGAAACTTTGATTGAGTTTGTGACACAATTCATGACTTATCTGCGTGCGGATAATGGCATTTTGAACACTATTCTTACTAGTTTGAAGAATATGTGCCAAACATCCAGTGTTACATTTGGGTGGATAGTTGCTCTAATCACTATGGTAGGCTGTGGAGGATCATTGGCTCTAGGAGAATTGCCTAATAAGATCGCAAAAATAGTTACAAATCTAGGAAATTCCGTGCGCGGAGCTACCAGTATCGGTAAAGGACTGACTGATCTATCAGCAACTGTGACGAATGCCACCTGTTCTGCACTAGGGATTCAGCCTCCACTTATAGGAGAGAAGGCAATAATGGCCGATAAAGCAATTAAATGTGCCGATCTTGCAAAAGATCTTTTGAAACAGATAGAGAAAGATCCTACTGAGGCTATAACTAATCCGGATTTTTTCAAACAGCTAGATGAGAGTATAGCATCAGTCGATGCATTATACAAGGAGATGGCACAAATGAAAGCGGGTTGCCCTATGTTGACAACCTTGATACTCGAGATTAAGAGTAATACACAAGCCATAAAGGAATTTACACGTAAGGTTGCGAACAGCATAGTAGGGAAACAAGTGCCTGTTACGCTATATATATATGGAGGATCCGGCGCAGGTAAATCTGCCCTCACAAAACAGATAGCGAAGTTGTTGTCCGTTGCTAAAGAGAGACCCTTAACAACGTGGACTAGAAATCCTGGAGATAAGTATTTCTCCGGATATGTAGGACAAGAGATTGTTGTTTATGATGACTTCAATGCCAATAAAACCTCAGAGGATCATGGTGAATTGGATCAGATTTACACGACGAATTCGTTTATGCCTAATATGGCTAGTTTACCAGACAAAGGAGTCAGATTCACATCTAAATACCTGATCATTTGCAGTAACATGCCTTTTGTGACTAATTCAGACGTGTTGAGATTACCGTCAATTCTCGATAGAAGACGTGATTATATGTTCCAAGTTAGAAATAAAGCTTTGGAAAAACTTCATAAAGGTTTCAATGAAGAGGGTAAAGCCTTTTCAAAAGAACAAGAGAAAGCCTGTTACAAGGCGGATTATTCGCATTTGGAGTTGACACAGATGTGTGTTTATCGTAGTAAAGAAGATACAGCTACTCCTCTTGCTGAGGATCAACAGATGAAAACTATCGAAGAAGTAGTCCAAGCCATGATTATGGAATGCGATGAACGGAGATGGGAATTTGAGGCACATGTACGAGACATAGCTGCAGACTTTTCTACGCTGCGAGGTACTATCTTCAATGAGATAAAACAGCGAATGAGTGAGGCTTATCAGACCGTAAGTGCTCTTAGGCGACAAGATGTTAAGATTGCCCAAGACACTCTTTCGGAACTTTCAAGCTTGCATTCATCTGTTAGTGAGGTGTTTGAACAAGTTCCTTTGGACGAAACTGAGAAGGAAGATCGAAGAACGGCATTTCAAAAGCGGACAGATGCAAGATTAGACGCCCGCGCTGCATATGGATTACCAAGAAAACCTATAATATATGATTACGTCCTGCCAGATTGCGAAACACGGTTAGTATATTCGCTTCTAGAGCAAGATTTCACTGAAAACTTGAAATTTGATGCTGCGGTAGATATGTATTTAGATCATAGATTAGTTTTGCCGCTTGACCACCCAGAAGTGATAGCCAGAGATTTCTTGAGAGGCCGATTTGAAGGATTAAAGGTTGAGCGATTGGATTTTGGATTAACAGCTGAACCCATCTTTGACTTGACTGAATTTACAGAAGAGCAACGTACTGCATTGTTCCGCAAGGAAGTTGACCTATCAGGACGCATAGCTTGGCATAGTGCCATCGGTTCTTATGTTCGTATAGCTGCAGGACTTCAATTTCAGAGTTTTGATGTTGATAGAATTAAACCGATATTATTGATGGGACCCCCTGGAATAGGAAAGTCCTGCCTTACGAAGGGTGTGGAACAAGTAATAGATGAGTTTCCTAATGATCCAGAACTGTTCAAACGTGCAGTTGAGAAAGTATGGGCCGCATATGAAAATCCCAAAGACTATTGCGTCCTGACATGTAATGCTACATCATTGGACCGAGCTTTTACTACCGTCTTTCCAGGCGATACAGATAGAAAAGCAGCTTTCTTACGCCGATGTAATGTTGTGCGTTTGTCATGGAGAAGGAATTACTTGCGTTGTTTTAAGCAAAGTGATTTATCAAGTAAGCCATACGATGAGGTCGTACGAATGACTATAACATATGATGATGGAAAAACCGCTGATTTAACTGAAGCAGTAGTGCGCGATATGGTCAAGAAAGGGATTGCTCAAATAGATACATGTAGATATGCAAAACCTCTCCAAGAGAGAAATGAAACATGTGAACTGGAAGTGGTTGTGGAAATTACTTCTCAAGAAGTGGCTGATCCAACTTTCAGGATAGGTGTCACTGGTCTAATTAGAAAGATTAAACCGGTGAGAGGTAGTTTGACGAAATATTTACCATATTTGTATAAGGTATCTGGAATGTTTGCGAAGAAGGTCGGAAATATTGACACATGTCTGTCCACACTAAACACCCTGATAAATGAGCCAATAGATGGTTCTGTAGGCGTTACGTTTGCCGACAGGAAGAGATATATTCTTGTCAATAATGAGAAAGGCATAGCAGAGTTTTACACGAGCGGAGAATTACCAAGAGAACCAAACCTCAGTGATGAAGCATATGATCAGTTGCTTAAGGAACAGTTGAAGTTGTCCAATCCACTTGCGTATGTTATTAACACCTGTGTGGACGCAGTTATGATGTTGGTTAAGACTGGGATAGCGATACATGCGGTTAGTGGTTATCATTCTCAAAAAACAGAAGACAATAGAAACTTTAAAATTGTGCAGAACACAAAGAAGTTTAAACATGAAGGCTGGGGTGATGAGATGGAAGAATTAGCTCGCTTTATGGGAGATGACTCTTTTGCTAAACCAATTCCCAAATCCCGACTTGCAACTGTGCAACGTGACGTTTATTGTTCTACACATAGACAAGTTAATTGTTCTTGTTTGCATTACGAGTCGCGTAGACCCGTCATACCATTTTATCACGAACAGCGCAAGGATACAATGAAGATTAATCATGACTTCGTTTTGCCGGAGTCCTTGGACTTAGAGGTTCTACGAAAGAAACCTGTACCTGTTGTGATAGAAGAGTCATTGGATCTGGAAGTATTGCGAAAGAAGCCTGTACCAATAGTAGTAGAGGAATGCACGAATTGTACAGCATGTGTAGACTGGCCAAAGCAAGTTTCGCGATCGAGTGATAAACCAGCGTATGTAGAAAGTATGAATCATGAAGCAATGGAAGATCAACAAGCTCGGGATGTTTTGGCACTTTTGAGAGATAATACCCTCATGGTGTTAACGGATAATGATCAAATAAATTGTAGAGCGATAATGTTGCGCGATAGAATAGGAGTAACTAATAGTCACTCAGCCTGTAATGATACACTTAGGGTTGAGGACATTGGGATGAAAATCTGGACTGCTACTGTTATCTATCGAAACGTGAAGAAAGATGTAGTCTTCTTCGCTCTACCTCCACAAGCACCTAGCTTTAAAAATATAGTGAAACACTTTGTGAAAGAGGAGCAACTAAGCACACTTCAAGGAAATGAATTGATTTTGCAGACCACAACGAAGCGTAAGGATGTTATAACTTCAGTTTGGAGAGTGCTAGTATTTGGCGACGTTGTTGAACGGCGTATAAAAGAAGTGGCTAAGCACGGAATTAACTACCGCGGACATGCAATGGGTTTGAAGTATGAACCCGTAAATACAAGTGGTGGCGATTGTGGATCTCCATTAGTTATAACGAATCCGACTATAACGAGAAAAATTGTTGGATTTCACTCGGCTGGATCAGATAGTGAAGGCTTTGGTAGTATTGTTACACAAGAATTCATTGAGAAAACGTGTGCGGACTTCTTCCATGAGTCATTGGATGAAATTACAGTGCTTTCACATCAATGTGTTAAAAGACACACGAACGCCACATATGGCGGGTTTCCACTTTTTGGAACCTTGCAAGATGGGGAGAAGGTATTGAATCAGTTCCATCCAACAGAGACTAAGTATTATAAGTCGCCGTTCGCTTTTCCAGAGAAGTTTGGTCATCAATTTGAACCTGCAGTTTTGTCAGATGTCGATCCAAGGAAGACTGGCGAGACGAAGATCTATGATGAGGCAATTCAGAAATGGAATGTGATTCAACCAGATATAGATGTGGATTTGTTACGTATGTGTGCGGATGAGATCGGTGATTACTTAGCTACGCAGATCCAAGCTTCAAATTTGAAAGTAACCACTTTGACGAAGACTGAGGCAATCAACGGCGTCAGTTATCTTGTCGGTTCTAACCCTATGTATCGACAAAGTTCTGCTGGATACCCCTTCAAGCATTGGACTGGAGTACAGAGGAAATCTGTGTTCTTTGAACAGGACGATAAAGGTCTCCAAGTATTGAAGAAGGACGAGTTAGGAACTCGATTGAATCATGCAGTGGATGCTTTGATTTCGACTGCACGACACGAGAAACGTTCTGCAGTGGTTTTTTGTGGATCACTTAAAGATGAACCGTTAAAGCTGAAGAAGATCTATGAGACTTCAAAAACTAGGTCGTTTGCGGCCTGTCCAGTGGATTATACCATAGCACATCGGATGTATTTTCATGGAGCAGGAGCAGCCATAACCTCCATCTTTCATAAGACGCCTATAAAAATTGGTATCAATCCCGCGTCGTTGGATTGGCACAGTTTGTACTATTATCATGCAGAAGTGTCTGATGTGGGTTTTGATGGTGATTTTGCTAATTGGGATGCGACTATACCTAAGCTTTTCATGGAGATGGTTCCCTTGATATATAACAAAATCTACAAGATTGTAGACACGAAATGGACGAAAGAAGATGATGTAATACGGACTTGGTTGCATAAGTGTTTGCAAGGACCACTCATAACGTATGATAATTATGTTGTGAAAGTACCAGGAGGAAATCCATCAGGGCAACCTGAAACTGCGTTGGATAATTGCTTGGTTAACATGATGCTGACATATTATTGTTACTACAAGATTATGGCCGTCCATAAACCGGAATTTCGTTCTTTCGAAAAATTCATGGAGTTCGTTCGATGCTCTTTCTTTGGAGATGATAATATGATAACTGTGAAAGCAGAAATCCTGCATATTTTCAACTTCAATTCATATAAAGAGGAATGTCAGAAGATTGGTTTTACCTTAACTAATGCTGCCAAGACAGGAGATGTTGCACCATTCATGGAATTGAAAGATATGGAGTTTCTTAAGCGAAACTTTGTCGAGATAGAAGGTAAATATTATGGTGCCTTAGTTGACCTAAGCATTTGTAAAATGCTATCCTATGCAACGAAGAAGAAAACACATAAATATTCGCAAGAACCAGAGCGTATAGGATTTGATAAGACCACCATTGCGAGTACTGTGCAAGGTGCGCTTAGGGAGTCGTGTCTGAAAGGAAAGGATTTCTTTGACGAAATAAGAGATCACTTACGTGCATCAGCATATAAGTTCAATCTGAGAGGCATAGACTTCCCTTCTTTTCATAGCTGTTTATCGGCTACTGTATATAATGCCCCTCTTATTAATTTGTAATTCTAACTATGTTTATTACGCGTATATGTAAAGCGAACTAACACTTAAATGTACATTCTAGTTATTAACTTTTGTATCTACACTATCTGTTTTATTATAGCATATTTATGTCTAACACCCATACTATAGAATGTCTGCACCCGCTGTACCTAGCTCCGATGGCTCAGATGCTGGTAATGGAACTATCGAAGACTCTGTCTCAGCTAACCCCGGCGTTGTGTCAGGACTGCAAGCACCTGCAGCACAAACGACTGCAGAAACTGTCCCTCACACTGGACAATCTAACAACGTGGACCCGTATTTGTACGAACAGTTCCTTTCCGTCAGCACTGTTACTTGGAACACTACAATGCTGCCAGGGACGCTTATTTTCAAAGCGCCAATACACCCCACTTCTTCAAATAATATCGTTTCATATATGTCCAAATTGTACAACACATGGTCTGGATCTATTCAATTTAAAATCAAAGTGGCTGGCACAGGTTTTCACGCTGGAGCACTCATTATGGCAAGAATACCACCGAACATTGACCCTGACAGTCTTACCGAGATGTCTTCAATTACTGCATTCGAATGGGAACTTATCGATCCAAAACAGCTTGAACTTGTCACCAGACAAGTTATGGATCAACGCCCTGTCATGTACCACTACAAGAACCTCGATGTTACAAACCCCAACAGCTTCGGCGGATGGTACTGTCTGTACGTGCTCATGCCCCTCAACACAAGCTCTACAGGACTATCACAGATCAATGTCCAAATCTTCTCCCGTCTAGGAAATGACTTCTGCTTCAGTCAAATAGTGCCTCCTATACTGGATAAAACAATTACTAGTGCGAATCCGTATAATGCTCTGTTCCCACCAGGCTACGGTGCTGTTGAACCATACCTATCACAACCTGTCAGTTACATACGAGTAGAGGTGCCCACACCACTGATCACAAAGGGTCAGTATGGAGCTGTGAAATTGAACAGAGAGGAAGCTCAATCGTTCGAGTATCTACCAGCACAAAATAGCTACTTGACAAATGAAAGCTTTGGCTTTTTGACAACCTGGGATAAACAACTACGCAAAGTGCCAATGTCTATGCCTGCGATCACATATGACTGGGACACCAGTATGACTGATAACCCATTTATTGACATGTCTGCACCTCTTAATTTGGGAAAGAACTCGAATGTGACTCCCTTTCTGTGTCTGTTCCGACCAACTCTTCGTCCATTGGAGATACATTCTGACGGGGCTAACAACCAAAAAACAGTGTACAATGGGGAGTCACCAGTGTACTTCGAAGCAGATATAGAGGTGTCTGGAATTGGGGGCACACCAAGCGACCCTCCAGTGCTGCATCATGTGACGTGGAACTCAGTGCAAACTGTAGCTATGAGAAATGCGCTATTGAACATAATTCCTGCAAACCAAGTCCAGAATCAGTGCATCAGGTATGTAGTGTCTGAGAGAGATACTGGGTTGCCCATCATGTATCTGAAACTCTACCCTGCTGGTTTCTTCACCACGAGTCCATCGAGTACAGTTCTGAGGTTGACGTACAATAGGTATGATATACGCCAAGATGGAGTAATGCAAATAACAGATGTGTTGCCAAATCCCGTAGATATGAGACGCAACAGAATGCTGCTAAAAGTGACTAAGTCACTGTAAAATAGTCTATTAAATAATTCCTATTTCGTATATGTATAACCAATATATAATTAAATGGCTTCAATTTATGCTGCTACTAAAGCTACTGGTAAGGCAATAAAATCTACTTTTTCACCATTAGGTAAGGGACATAGTTATCAAAAATTTACTAACCAAGGATCTAGTTGGTTCGATAGCTCAGTTACTTCAGATTTAGCTAAATATGGACACTCACAAGGAATGGTCATTAAAGGTAGCCATAAAGGAAATGTATCGAAGACCGTGCACAATGGCAATGCCAGAGATTTTGAGCTTTTACCCAGGAGCGATTACCTCACTCATTATGGCGGCCCATCGACACGACTGCACCTTGATGTTCCATCAATATCTGGAAGAACTGCACCCACGGCTGCAAGTGCAAGCACGAGAGATGTTGGTACTAGCAGTAGAACACCAATTGCTTACGAGGGAAATGCAATATCTGGAAACTACACTTCGGGTGGCCGTCGCACCACAGGAACTGGAACAAACGGACGATCTGTTGACCGTGCTACCACTGTTGAGCCGTCTAGACGTAATGTTGGTGTACAGGCAACATCTATCGGTGGCGATAACCAATCTGCAAATAGCGCTAAGGGACATGGCGGTGACGGATCAGGAAAGTCCATTGTTGCCGGAGCCGCAATTGCATCTACTGCGTCTGGAATTTCTGGGATCGCTCAGACTAAGATGCGATCAAAGACAGCCATGCAGATGCAAAAGTCTTCCCAAGACTATAATACCGGGCTAATCAATCAGCACAAGTCTGCACTATCAGAAGTGGGCTTACCATCTTATCTAGCTTATGGGGGTAATGCTTCAGCTCTACCGAAAATGGGGCAAGTAACTGGGGGACGATCAATTTATCATGCTAAATTACCAGGTAATTCTATGTCGCAGGGTTTTATGGGAAATCATGCTCAACTTTCTGCAGGATGGGGAAGCGTAATTTAACTTAATTTAGATGATTCTACCGTTGGTCTAAAACGGAGAGTGATGGAAATTCACTCATTTATTTTGTATGGATCTTGAGTAAACTCACTGCCAGTCCTCACTATAGCGATATTTTAGAGGCAACTGCGTATGAGAGAGTGGTGTGGTTGAAAAAGGTTCATTATATATTTTGTATTTGAAGTAACATTGTAATAAAAGAATAAAAACATAATTGTGTATTATTGTTCTATTGTATTTTTGTGTAACTTATTTATCTTATACTTACTTATATATTA